GTCTGACCCATTGTCGCGGAACACTACCGCGTAGCCGATCTCGCGCCCCTTGGCGTCGAACTTACCCGCGCGCAGATAAGTGTGTGTGATCTCGCCGTATTCCATCATCTCACCTCGTTCTAAAATATGGATCGAAACTGACCCGGTAACGATAGGATATTTCGAATCGTTCAGGAGTGTCAACAAGTTTCACACACTTTGTAAGTGTGGACACTTTGTGAGCGTTTTGTGAGCGTTTTTTGGGGGGCAAGTGTCCACACAAAATGGCTTAACGACGCGGGTTTGAGGGGTGTACCCGTATGTTAACTAGTGTACTTTTGAAAAAAGTTGAATTTATATATATATAAGGGAATTTGGCGGACGACGGCCATCAAATCCGCGCGCGTTTTTTCCCGCACCGATTTTTTAGGATGGCAAACAGCGGGAAACGCTCACACACTAAAAAATAGAACGACTTTTGTGAGCCGTTAACATCCGGGCACAGTACTACGTTTTATAAGGGTTTTTTAGGACGCTCAACAGCGGGCACAGCGGGCACACATCGGGTACACATCGGGGGTGCACATCGGGTGCACATCGGGGGCGCACGGCCGCATCGATCTGTGTGGACATGGCAAACAGGCGGGTACACGAAGGGGGGCCGGGTAGGGCCCTGGCCCGACCGGTCACGTAAACGCACCCCCCGCAAACATTTTTTTAAAATTTTTTTGTTACACTTCAGCCATGTTCAAATCTTTGCCACTAACTGTCAGAAATGTTCAGGCAACAGAGGCGCGTCTTCAGTCGATCTATGACGCGGCGAAGTTAGGTCTGAAAGGTGACTCACTGGCGCTGGCTGCTGGTATGCTGCCCGCTGAGTACCGGCAACTGTGTCAGCTAGATCCGTTAGCGGAAATGGCAGAACAAAAAGGCCGCGCGGATAACGAACGTGAGATTTCGCAGGTTCTTAATAACGCGGCGCTAGGTGGCGACGCTAAAGCCGCGTTAGAAATACTGCGTCACCGTCACGAGTGGACAGCCAAGCAAGAAGTTAGTGTTGATGTGTATCAACGGATTAGCATCACACAGGCGCTAGAAGCCGCGCAAACCAGAGTGCTAGAGAATGCAAAAAACGATCTATACATCAGCCGAAGAGCAGACATTGATGACGCGGTTGTGGTCACCCGCGATAGCGAACGATCCTGAAGCGTTTGTACTGTTCGCGTTTCCTTGGGGTCAGCCCAACACACCGTTAGCTAAGTTCAGCGGGCCGCGCAAGTGGCAGCGCGAGATACTGCGTGACATTACCAAGCACATCAAAGTCAACGAAGGTAAGGTCAACATGGACACGCTACGCGAAGCGGTGTCCAGCGGACGGGGTATTGGTAAGTCCGCGTTAGTTAGCTGGCTGATCCTGTGGATGTTGTCCACCCGGATCGGCTCGACGGTCATCGTCAGCGCCAACAGCGAGGCGCAGTTACGGTCGGTCACTTGGGGCGAACTGACCAAGTGGCAAGCGATGATCATCAACTCCCATTGGTGGGAGATCAGCGCGACTAAGATCGTACCGGCGCAATGGCTGACCGAACTGGTCGAGCGCGACTTAAAGAAAGGGACGCGCTACTGGGCAGCGGAGGGCAAGTTGTGGAGTGAGGAGAATCCCGACGCCTACGCGGGTGTTCACAACCACGACGGGATGATGTTGATCTTTGACGAGGCCAGCGGTATTGCGGACGCGATCTGGGCGGTGGGGGCTGGCTTCTTTACAGAGAACATCTTAGACAGGTACTGGTTTGCGTTTAGCAACCCACGACGCAACAGCGGGTACTTCTTTGAGACGTTTAATAGTAAACGTGACTTTTGGCAAACGCGACAGATAGATGCGCGCACGGTCGAGGGGACGGACAAGCAGGTCTACGAGCAGATCATCGCGGAGTACGGCGAGGATTCGATCCAGGCGCGCGTAGAGGTGTACGGTGACTTCCCAAGCGCGGGCGAGGATCAGTTTATCTCGCCAATGATTGTCGAGGACGCATTCAAACGGCCTAAGTACAAAGACGAGACCGCGCCTATAGTAATAGGGGTCGATCCGGCAAGGGGTGGGTTGGACTCGACTGTAATTGTCGTGCGGCGCGGGCGTGACATTGTAGCGATCAAGCGGTACAAGGGTGAGGATACGATGTCGATTGTTGGTCGTGTCATTGACGCAATTGACGAATACAAACCGACGTTGACTGTAATAGACGAAGGTGGCTTGGGCTACGGAATACTTGACAGATTAACCGAGCAACGGTATAAGGTGCGAGGAGTAAACTTTGGCTGGAAAGCCAAGAACCCTGTGATGTGGGGTAATAAGCGGGCTGAGATGTGGGGCGCGATGCGCGAGTGGTTGAGAACAGCCAGCATCCCGCAGGACAAAATGCTCAAGGATGATCTGGTTGGGCCTATGAAAAAGCCCAACTCGGCGGGTACGATCTTTCTGGAAGGAAAGAAAGAAATGAAGTCTAGAGGATTGGCATCACCTGACGCAGCCGACGCGCTGGCGGTGACCTTTGCTTATCCTGTAGCGCACCGTGAGTACGTCGAACGGCCCCGTACTATTACGATGAATCGTGACGCAATGGCCGGATCTTGGATGGGTGCATAATGCTCAAAAAGTCTACTAGCGCAAAAGCATTTAAAGAAAACATTAAGACTGAAGTTAAAGCTGGCAAGCCGGTCAAGCAAGCAGTCGCAATTGCATACGCAACCAAACGCGCGGCGGCAAAGAAATGAAGAAGGGCTTATACGCCAATATTCACGCAAAGCAGGAACGTATTAAAGCGGGTTCTGGCGAAAAGATGCGTAAACCCGGAACTGCCGGAGCACCAACGGCTAAAGACTTTAAAGATTCGGCTAAGACGGCGAAGAAGAAGTGAAAAAAGGCGTTTCGCTATCCGTTGGGCGTGGTGAGAAGTTGCCGGTTAGTAAGGGCGCTGGACTGACCGCCAAAGGGCGTGAGAAGTACAACGCAGCGACTGGTAGTAATTTGAAAGCACCAGCGCCTAACCCAAAGACCGAAGCGGATAAGGGTAGGAAGTCTAGCTTTTGCGCTAGAATGGAAGGGGTTGTAGCCCACGCCAAAGGCGATGCCGAGCGGGCTAAGGCGTCACTTAAACGCTGGAAGTGTTGATGGCTGACTACACCGGGATTAACGCTGTTGGCAACGTCGCACTAGGTGGTAAACCACTCAAGAGCGACTCGGATGTACTGTCAACGGCGCGGGATCGCCTGTCGATGGCTATTTCGGCGTACTCGGAATCGCGTGAAGACGAGCTAGACGACTTGCGTTTTTACGCTGGATCGCCCGATAACCAGTGGCAGTGGCCTGCCGATGTGCTGGCGACCCGTGGTGCGGTGCAGGGTCAGACGATTAATGCACGGCCATGCTTGACGATTAACAAGCTGCCGCAGCACGTTCACCAGATAACCAACGATCAGCGCCAGAACCGGCCTAGTGTGAAGGTCATTCCGGTTGATGACAACGCCGATGTAGAGGTCGCCGAGATTTTCAACGGCATGATCCGGCATATTGAGTACATCTCAGATGCAGATGTGGCGTATGACACGGCCTGTGAGAACCAGGTTGCGTATGGCGAGGGTTATATTCGGATTTTGACCGAGTATTGCGACGACAATACGTTCGATCAGGACATCAAGATCGCGCGGGTCCGCAATAGCTTCTCGGTTTACATGGACCCGTTGATTCAAGACCCGTGCGGCAGTGATGCCGAGTGGTGTTTTATTACTGAGGACTTGTCTAAAGCCGAATACGCACGGTTGTTTCCTAACGCATCGCCACTCTCTACGCTAGAAACGCTGGGTGTAGGGGATCAGAACCTGAGCCAGTGGCTAAATACCGATACGATCCGGATTGCTGAGTATTTTTATTGCGAATACGACACGCAGACGTTGAATTTGTATCCTGGTAATGTGACTGCATTCCAAGGAACGCCGGAAGACAAAGAGTTGCGGGCGGTTTACGGCAAGCCGAAGAAGTCACGCCAAGCGGATCGTAAGAAGATTTGCTGGACGAAGATAAACGGCTACGAAATCCTTGAAAAGCAGGAATGGGCCGGTAGTTGCATCCCTGTTGTGCGGGTAATTGGTAACGAATACGAGGTTGAGGGACGGATTTACATCAGTGGGTTGGTGCGTAACGCCAAAGATGCCCAACGGATGTACAACTATTGGACTAGCCAAGAGGCAGAGATGCTTGCGCTGGCTCCAAAAGCCCCGTTTATTGGTTATGGCGGTCAGTTTGAAGGGTATGAGACTCAGTGGAAGACCGCCAACACGAATAACTGGCCTTATTTGGAGGTCAACCCAGACGTAACGGACGGTCAGGGCGCAATATTGCCGCTACCCCAGCGGGCGCAGCCGCCAATGGCTTCGTCTGGCCTGTTGCAAGCTAAAGTTGGTGCTTCCGAGGACATCAAGTCTGCAACGGGGCAGTACAACGCCTCGTTGGGGATGACATCTAATGAGCGTTCTGGCAGGGCAATCCTTGCTCGCCAGCGTGAGGGTGATGTTGGCACTTACCACTACCAAGACAACCTAGCACGGGCTGTACGGTACGTTGGTCGGCAGTTGGTTGACCTAATCCCCAAGATTTACGACACGCAGCGCATAGCCCGCATTATTGGGATTGATGGCGAGACGAAGATGGTCAAGATTGACCCGACTCAGGCCGAGCCGGTGCGTAAGATCCAGAATCAAGAAGGCATTGTGATCGACAAGATCTACAACCCGGCTGTTGGCAAGTACGACGTAGTGGTTGCAACTGGCCCAGGCTACGCCACCAAGCGCCAAGAGGCACTTGAGGCAATGGCGCAGCTACTGCAAGGTAATCCACAACTTTGGACCGTGGCGGGCGACTTGTTTGTTAAAAACATGGACTGGCCTGGGGCGCAGGAAATGGCAAAGCGGTTTGCCAAGACTATTGATCCTAAGCTCATGGGCGACGCTGAGGACAATCCAGCCTTGCAAGCAGCAAACCAACAGATGCAGGCGATGGCGGCAGAGTTGGATCAATTGCACAATATGCTGCAAAATGTCGGCAAGTCGATGGAAGCGCAGGACATGGAGCGCAAGGACTTTGAGGCTAAGATCAAGGCTTTTGACGCTGAGACTAAGCGCATTACCGCTGTTCAGGCTGGTATGTCCGAAGAACAGATCCAAGACATTGCGATGGGCGTAGTTGCTGCCGCTATGGAGTCTCAAAGTATGCTGATGCCTGAGATGCGCCAAGAACCTGCACCAATGGAAATGCCAGAACAAGGGATGATGCAATGAAGTGCGCGGATTTTGTAGGGCTGTTGTTTTTGGCGCGAGATGTAGCCCATAGCGTACATCTGAATACGCGCAGCTACAGCAAGCACAAGGCGCTTGGTCATTTTTATGAGCTAATTGTTGAAGCGGCAGATGATTTTGCCGAAGCGTACCAGGGTCGGCATGGTTTGATCGGTCCAATTACGCTGATGACAGCCAAGAAAACAACTAACATTGTTGAGTTCTTGGAAGAGCAGTTGAAAGAAATTGAGGGTTGTCGGTACGAAATTGTTGACAAGACGGATATGTCTTTGCAACAACTTATTGATAACATTATAGAAATTTACCTCCGCGCTTTGTATAGATTGAGGTTCTTAGCATGACAATTACTGTAACCCATTCAACTGCTGCCGATGGCTCGTTTAGCGCCACAGGCGCGACTGCGTGGAACGCATCACATACGCTATCTGGCACGATTGATATTGCCAATGGTGGGACTGGTCAGGCCACATCTACGGCGGCAATCAATGCGCTGCTGCCGACTCAGGCTACCAATTCCGGCAAATACCTAACCACTGACGGCACAAACACTTCTTGGGCTACGGCTGGTGGTTCCCCCGGTGGCAGCACGACGCAAGTTCAATTCAACAGTTCTGGCTCGTTTGCTGGTTCAGCAAACATGACGTTTAACGGGACTACGCTGACCGCTGCTGGGTTAGCAGGACCTCTTAACGGCACTGTTGGGGCAACAATCCCTGCTACTGGCGCTTTTACTTCTGTTGGATACAAAGGCGCAACAAGCGGCACAGTCACGCTGACGGCCCCTGCTGTGGCGGGGAGTCAAAGCTACACGCTGCCGACTGCGGCTCCAACAGTAAATGGTCAAGTGCTTAGTTGCACAACGGCTGGTGTGATGAGTTGGACTAGCTCTTTACCGGCTGGAGCACCAACATCTGTTGAAGTTCTTGTTGTTGCAGGTGGTGGCGGCGGCGGCGGAGGCAACGGCGGCGGCGGCGGCGGCGGTGGAGGAGTAACAAGTAATGCATCTTTTGCTGTAACTACATCAACTCCGTATACAGTTACAGTTGGAGCTGGCGGTGCGGTTTCTACTAATGGGAATGATTCGGTATTTTCTTCAATAACCGCGCTTAAAGGCGGTAAAGGTGGGGAAGGGGCATCAGGTGCCACTGCAAATGGTACAGGTGGTAGCGGTACCTACGGTAGTGGTGGTGGTGCTGGACGAGATAATTCATCAGCAACTGGTGGCGCTGGAACTAGTGGTCAAGGTTTTGCAGGAGGAAGCGAAGCCTCAGCTAACGGTGCAGCAGGCGGCGGCGGGGCTGGTGCGGTTGGGGTTAATGCTACTAGCGCAGAAAACGTAACAGCCCCAAGCGGAAACGGCGGTATAGGTTCATCTGCTTTTTCAACAATCTTGTCTGCTGTTGGTCAAGGACAAAACGTCAGCGGAACGTATTATGTCGGCGGAGGTGGTGGAGGTGGAAGTTATAACAATACTCGCCAAACTTCTGGAGGATCTGGAGGTGGTGGAAATGGAGTTACCCAAACCGTAGCATCAACATCTGGAACAGCCAATACTGGTGGTGGCGGTGGTGGTACTGGTGGCAGTCCTAACTTTGCGGGGGGCACAGCCGTTGGTGGAAGTGGGCTGGTTGTTCTGCGCTACGCTGACACCTATACGGCTGCTGCGTCAACAACGGGTTCCCCTACTGTTACCACCGCTGGCGGGTATCGTTACTATACTTGGACCGGCAGCGGTTCAATTACCTTCTAAGGCAAAACATGGCACATTTTGCAAAACTAGATAAAGATAACAATGTTATTGAAGTTGTTTGTGTAAATAACATTGAAATGCTTACTTCTGACGGTTCAGAGTCAGAAATGATGGGTGTTGCATTTTTAATTCGATGGTCTGGTGGCTATAGCAACTGGAAACAAACCAGTTACAACGGCAACATTCGCAAGAATTACGCAGGTATTGGGTACAAATACGATGCACAGCGTGATGCGTTTATTCCCCCACAACCGTTCCCGTCTTGGACGTTAAACGAAGATACTTGCTTGTGGGATGCTCCTGTTGCAATGCCTACAGATGGTCAGATTTACGGATGGGATGAGGCGTCGCTGTCTTGGGTTGCGTCTGAATCATGAATTCATTTTTCGGCGGCGCGTTTTTCAGCGGGAATTTTTTTCAATCCGTAGTTACCGGCGCAGAACAATTGTTGATTAAACTTCGGTCATTTACCGAAAGAAGGAGATTTTAATGGCTATTAATCTGAAAGCAATTACCTCGGTAATGGGCTACCAGCAGATCACAAGTTTGAGTTCTGCTACCCAATTGACCGTGCCGGCGCGTAATTTGAGTGGCTTGGTGGGTACTCCTCGGATTGCAATCATTACGCCTGAAACGCAAGCCGTGCGCTGGCGCGATGACGGTGTAGCTCCTACCGCAAGCGTTGGGATGCCGCTGGCCGCTGGTGTTACGCTACAGTATGACGGTGACCTGTCAAATATTCAGTTCATTGAGCAGACTGCTAGCGCCAAACTTAACATTAGTTATTATTCTTAATAAAGTTGCTGCACTTACTGCGTAGGACACAAAATGGCCGTTAGTCTTTCACC